AACATATGGCGCCGCAATCATTCGCGCCGTTGGACATAATGCAGAGCGCAACGGCGCGCTTATTATTGAGGAAAAAACAGCATGACGGCGCAACAAGAAATAAACACGGCAAGATCCGCTGGAAAAATAGCAGGCAAGGCAATGTTGAAACGTGTTCAGCATGAAGCAGCTTGTTCATATTGGCGCGACAATGCCAATGCGGAAACGCTTCACGCGTTTGGATTCTGGGACGGATTCCTAAACGCGTTGGTGGATTTGTGACGGCGATTCTTGTTCTAATATTTGCCGCAATGGTTTTGCTCGATTTGTGGTTAGAGTCGCGCAATATTGGAGGCAGAAGCCAATGACTAAACCCACCCACCACAGGAGAGAAAACATGAAAAAACTAACCCAAAAGCAGCGCGAAGTTCTGGATCATATGTGGTCGGCTTGGTTTGCCCGCTCAATGACGCTGACCGACTTTTCGCGGCAAACCGTTAACTCTCTCGAGCAAGCTGGTCTGATTTCATGGGACGCAGAGGCCGACGCAAAACCCGGCGCAAGCGGTCCCGCCAAGTTTGGCCTTACGCATTACGGGTTTGCCGTGTGTGAGCGCGAGTTCGGCCACGCAGCGCATCGCCTAACAAAAGGGGGCTGAAAGATTAGTATGTCTAAATCTTGCCCCGCTTTAATCGGCGGGGTTTTTTTATGAAGTATTGCTCAATAATTCTAGCGGTGGTAAACAATGACCATGATGTCTGATTTCATGGAAAAAATAATGTCCGAATCGCAGCGCGATAACGACCGCGTTGAGCTGGAAATCAGGTATGCCATGCGCCATGTTCAGATGCGTCGGAAACAGGGGGCAGGCCGTATCGCTTTGGCCCGCGCTCTGGTCGCTTGCGCGATGGTCATGGCAGAGCAGATGGAAGCAGAAGTAATAGCAGGTGGAATAAATTGATGAAAGAACACTGGCCAGCGGATAAGGTTGAGCGGCGCAAGGTGGCGGACTTGGTGCCATACGCAAAAAACAGCCGGATACATTCCGAAAAGCAAATCAAACAGCTTGCCGATTCAATCAAGGAATGGGGCTGGACCGTCCCCGTTCTGATTGATGAAGCTGGCGGCATCATAGCGGGCCATGGGCGGGTCATGGCGGCGCAACTGCTGGACATCACCGATGTTCCCTGCATGATCGCAAGCGGGTGGTCAGAGGGCCAGCGCAGGGCCTATGTGATTGCCGACAACAAACTGTCTGAAAACTCTGAATGGAACTTTGACGTTCTGGACCTTGAGCTTGCCGAATTGGGGCTGATTGATTTCGACGTAAAGTTGTTGGGCTTTGAACCGATGGTGGGGCCATCATTCTTGCCTTCAGTCGACCCACGGGTGAACTATAAAAATGTTAACGAAGCTGATTTGGAGGCGGCTGCGGACAAAATTGAAAACCAGAGGGGGCAACCGACCAACAAAGTGAGCGTTACTTGCCCGCATTGTGGGGAGGACTTCTTCATTGACAGAACTTAACCACGACGAGTTGACGGCCGCGCTGGAAGGGCTGACGTGGACCTTTGCCAAAACCATGCCGACCATTCCGCATTATCACTGTCACTTTTCGAAAATCTCTGACGGGAAAGCGCGTATTTTCTCAGGGGCGATTGGAATTCAACGGCTTGGAAAGTTGATGCGGTGGAGGACTGCCGCGCCGCGCAAGTATTTCTTTGCCGGGGAGTGGATGTATTGGACGATGAGTCAAACCCCAACCACAGTAACGCTTATCAACCGCCAGATCATTAACGACGACCACATGGCGCAACTAAGGGAGGTCAAATGACAATTTCGCAAATAGGCCCGCACCGCGTCAGGCATGGCTCAGTGATGGACAGCCTTGATGAATTGATGGGCGCCGAAAAGGCAGACTTGATCTATAGCGACCCGCCTTGGGGGCAGGGGAATGTCAAATACTGGCAGACCATAAACAAGAAAATGACCGGCTCGGAGCCGGTGGATATAGATTTTGACGAATTTCTTGGTCGGCTATTTGAGGTCTATCGGAAATATGCAAAAAATCTTGTTTTGATCGAATACGGCAAGAGGTGGCACGATCAGTTTCTTGGGCTTGCTGATCGAAGCGGGTTTAAGTGTTTGGGGGAGGTCGAAATGGTTTATGACAGTAAGAATCTTCCTCTCGACTTCTTTGTTTTGGCAAAAACCCCAATAGCGTTACCGAAGGGGTATTTCGAAGGGATTTACCACACCAAAGGCATGGCGTCCTTGCGGGCGTCTGTGCCATCACTATTGCATTCCGGTAATCTTGTTTTGGACCCATGTTGCGGTATGGGCTATACGGCTCAAATATCGGTCGATAACAATGCCGTTTTTAGGGGGAACGAGCTGAATGAGGCAAGGCTTGAAAAAACAAAAGCTAGACTGCAAGAGGCGCGCCGGTGAGCGACATCTTAATCCCAACGAAGTTTGCAGGCATTTCGGATATGGCGGCAAGGGGAAGGCGTGAAGGGCTATGGTTCGCCAAGACAACAAGTTATTATGCGATTGTAATAGACGGTCGGGTCGTTGGGTTTTGCGGCATATTGTGGAGGGCTGAATATGCGACTCTGAAAAATGTATACATAAAACCCGAATTCAGAATGGCTGGGTATGGGACAATGGCGTTTACTGCCCGCATCCAAATAGTTAAGGCAACGGGGCGAAAGGCAGTTAGAGGGCTGGCAATTCCGGCATCGCAAAAGATTTACGCGAACCTCGGGTTTAGGGCGATTGGGAAAACCTCCAACGGAATATGGATGGAATTGTCACTATGAAAATATTCCTAAATCAAAATGTTTACGATGCCGCGCTTGAGCGAATAGAGCGGATATTCAGAGAATTCCCCACAGTCATTTCGTCTTGGTCTGGCGGCAAAGATTCAACAGTAACCCTATTCATGGCCCTCAACGTCGCGGAAAAGCTGGGCCGCTTGCCGTTGAAAGTGCTGTTCCTTGACCAAGAGGCCGAATGGCGATGCGTGATTGATTATACCCGTGAGATTATGGCCGACCCAAGGGTCGAGCCGATTTGGTTGCAGATGCCTATTCAGATGACCAATTCCACATCGACAACCGAGGAATGGCTTTACGCTTGGCGGGATGGTGATGAGTGGATGCGGGCGCGCGAGCCTAATTCCATAACAGAAAACATTTATGGGACTGATCGGTTCCATGTGGTGTTCCCGGCATATTTGAAAAAACACTATAAGGGACAGAAGGTTTGCTATCTGGCAGGCGTAAGGGCAGAGGAAAGCCCCAGCCGATCAACTGGCTTGACTTTCGCCGCTACATATAAAGACATTACATGGGGCAAAAAGCAGTCTCAAAGCGACGAGCATTTTAATTTTTACCCGCTTTATGATTGGTCATACACGGACATCTGGAAGGCGATACACGACAATAAGTGGCCATACTGCCCGATATACGATTACTTTTTCCAATATGGGATAAGCCCAAAGTTAATGCGCGTGAGCAATCTGCACCACGAAACCGCAATTCACCAGTTGTTTTACTTGCAGGAAATCGAAGGCGACACATGGAACGCCTTAACCAAGCGCCTGCATGGGGTGAATGCCGCGCGCCACATGACCAAAAAGGAAATGTTTCAAGTCGGGGAATTGCCGTTCATGTTCGAGGATTGGCGTGAGTATCGGGACCACTTGGTTGACAACCTGATTTCTGAGGATAAAAGGCCAACATTCAAACGAATGTTCGATAGAATGGAAGTCGCCTATTCAGAAATGGTTGACCTTTCAATCCTATGGCGGGCGCATGTAACCTCGATACTGGCAAACGATTATGAATTTACAAAGATGGCGTCTTTCATTGCCAAGCCAGAGGCACAGGAATTCAGGAAGTGGAAAAAGGGCAAGCCGTATAACCCGAAAACAGCGAAATGGATTCCAACTCATGTATGAATTGCCCGAATACCTCACAGAAGCCCTTGGACGGGCCAAAGCCGACGCGCTGGGTGGCTTTGATCTACATTCAGCCATAACCGCTTGGACGCACAGCAATGCCTCTCCTGTGGCCTCTCAGCCAATCGACCATGTGCAATGGGTGCCAATCGAAATGGTGCAATCTAACGATTACAATCCGAATTCGGTCGCGGGCAAGGAAATGAAGCTGCTTTACACGTCCATCAAGCAAGACGGATATACTCAGCCAATTGTGACGATTTGGGACGAGGCAATCCAGAAATTCGTTATTGTTGACGGCTTCCACCGCTATTTCACATGCAAAAACAGTCCAGACATTCAGGCGGCGACCAAGGGAATGCTTCCTGTTGTGGTTTTGAAAAAAGACATAAACGACCGGATGGCATCAACGGTCAGGCATAATCGCGCAAGGGGCAGTCACTCTATCGCGGGAATGTCGAGCATGGTCTTCTCTATGTTAAACAACGGATGGGCCGATGCGGAAATCTGCAACGAGCTTGGGATGGACGCAGAGGAACTCTTGCGCCTCAAGCATATCACGGGCTTTTCCAAGCTGTTCGCAGACACCGAATACAAAAAGGCTTGGGTGACGCGAAGCCAGATCAAGATCAAAAAGGCATACAAAAAGGAAGTGGAAGATGGGCAAGGGTGATCCAGAGGGCGGTCGGCCACCTGTTGAATTGACCGATAAGCAAAAAATTGAGGTTGAAGCCTTGGCCCAATATTTAAACCAAGACCAAATCGCCGGATTTCTGGGTATCTCCAGACCCACTTTCGCCGCGATTGTTGCCCGCGACCCAGAGGTTTCTTTGCGCTATAACAAGGGCCTCTCAACAGCCATCGCCGCAGTCGGGCAGGGATTGCTGCAAAAGGCGCGCGAGGGCCATGTTCGGCAACAGGAGTTTTATCTGCAAACAAAAGGCGGCTGGACCCGTTCCGTAAGCATTGACAACACATCAAGCGACGGATCAATGTCTACAAAGCAGGCATTGTCAGATGAGGAACTCAAAAAGGAACTCGAGCGCCGTGGGCTACCAGCAACAATCTTTGAAGAATAATGGCGACATTGATCTTCTGGAAGCCTTGGCCGCTTTGCAGGCCCGTCGGAGTTTCTGGGCTTTCCGGCAGTATATGCACCCCAAGCTATTGCTTGGCTGGTGGCAGCGTGACGCGGCACAGCACTTACAGCAATTCTATCTGGATTTTATAAGCGGCAGACGTCCAAAACTTTTGATCCAAGCGCCGCCTCAACACGGCAAGTCAATGATGATTGTTGATTTTATCGCATGGGTTTCCGGCCTGCACCCAGAACTTAGAACGATTTACGCCAGCTTTTCAGGCAGGCTTGGAACACGGGCGAACTTGCAGATTCAGCGCATCATGGAATCGAATCAGTTCAAGTCGGTATTCCCTGATACGGGGCTTCCAGCGAACACCGATCGGTTAAAATTGAGAAATACGGAAATTATTGAGTTCCATGGTGGCGACGGGTTTTTCAGAAATACGACGGTGCGCGGGTCAATCACGGGCGAGGGGTTGGACATTGGGATTATTGACGATCCAATCAAGGGCCATGAGGAAGCGCGTTCGCTGTTAATCAGGGACAAAACCTACGACTGGCTGACCGATGACTTTATGACCAGATTTGCAGACCATGCCGCAATGCTGGGAATTATGACGCGCTGGCATGTTGACGATCCATTCGGGCGGCTAATCGAAGCAGACCCAAGCATTAAGACTCTGCTTTACAAGGCCGTTGCCACCGAGGATGAGGAACATCGCAATGAGGGCGAGGCGCTGTTTCCTGAGCACAAGCCGCTTGCGTTCTTGGAACAACGTCGCGGCTTGATGGCGCGGGGGAATTGGGAGGCACTTTATCAGCAATCACCAACAATAGCGGGCGGCAACCAGTTTAAAACAGAGTGGTTCGAGATTGTTTCCGCTGCGCCTGCTGGCTGCACATGGATACGCGGGTGGGACTTGGCAGCATCAGATGAGAAGGACAGCGCATGGACCGCTGGCGTCTTGCTCGGCAAATCGCCGGAAGGGATGTTTTATTTTCAGGACGCAAGGCGCATTCAAGGAACCGCTGAAAAGGTCAGAATGCTTTTGGTAAACACGGCATCGCAGGACGTTGCCATGTTCGGGAATGTTCGCGGGTCAATACCTCAAGACCCCGGACAGGCAGGCAAGGCGCAGGTCATGGACCTGATAAGCAGGTTGGCGGCATTCAATTATCGCGCATCGCCGGAAAGCGGAGATAAATCTTCACGGGCTGAACCACTGGAGGCGCAATGTGAAGCCGGAAACGTAAAAATAGTTGCTGGAGATTGGAACAAAGAGTTTCTGGACGAGTTGACTAGTTTTCCTGTAGGTAAATACAAAGACCAAGTTGACGCGGCTACCAGAGCCTTCAACGAATTGGTCATGGCGCCGAGACCGTTTGAGTGGAATGTCGGCGGAAAGCGAATTGGAGGATAAGGATGAAGTTCTGGCCGTTTACGAATTCAGCCGAGACAAAAGCGTCCAGTGCTGGCGTTATTATTTCTCAGCATACCGTAGGTCAACCCGTCTGGTCTAAGCGCGATTACACAGCCTTTGCAAAAGAAGGCTATGTAATGAACTCCGTGGCGCACCGCTGCATAAAATTAATTGCCGGTTCGGCCGCGTCAGCACCGCTTGTCCTGTATGACAAGGCGGGTAAGGAAATCGAAACCCATCCGCTGCTTGACTTGTTGGCTCGACCCAACCCCGTAAATGGCGGCGCTAAGCTGTTTGAGGCGTTCTATGCTTACCTGAGCATTTCGGGAAATTCATACCTTGAGGTTGTCAGCATAGGCGGCGCGCCAAAGGAGCTTTGGGTTTTGCGGCCTGACAGAATGAAAGTTATTCCCGGCGCGCAAGGGCTTCCCAACGCATACGAATACAGCATTGGCGGCAAGAAAATCAGATGGGAAGTCGATTTCACATCTGGGCGGTCAGAAATCCTGCACATGCGTCACTTCCACCCAACAGATGATTGGTATGGTTTGAGCGACATGGAGGCTGCGGCATTTGGGGTTGATCGGTTTAACGCTGCGGCGGCGCATAACAAAGCGTTGCTGGATAACGGCGCGCGGGCGAGTGGGGCTTTGGTGTTCGAGCCTGTCGATACCGGCGGCGGGGTTAAGCAGGCGGCACCGCAAGAGGTCATTGAGGACGCAGAAAAGGCGCTTATGGACCGCACAGGGCCGAATAACGCGGGCAAGCCTTTTGTGTTTGGCGGTAATGTCAACTGGATCGAAATGGGTTTATCGCCAAGGGACATGGACTTTGGCGAAGGCAAAGACGACGCGGCACGAGATATTTGCATCGCTTATGGAATTCCGCCTGCTTTGGTTGTCAAGGGCGAATCGACTTACAACAATATTTCAGAGGCCAAATTGGAGCTTTGGGAACAGACGGTTTTGCCGCTTTTAGATCAAGGGCTTGATGAATTAAACAACTGGTTGACGCCAATGTTCGGTGATGGGCTGCGGCTTGGTATCGACGAAGATGGTATCTCAGCACTTGAGCCACGACGTGAATCAAAGCGCAAATCAACCGTTCAACTTTTGGAAAGTGGGGTCATAGATCAAGACGAAGCACGAATTGCTTTACAATATGGCCCGCGACCTGTTAATTCTGTCAACAAAGTTGACGCCTCTGTGCTGACTGCGCTGATAAACGGGGTGGAGAAAATGGGTTACACGCCGCTTGTTCGCTACGCAAAGTCAATTGGCCTTTACCCGATGGCCACGACAGAGGCCGAAATTTTGGCTGCGGCAACAGCGCATTTAGACAGTATGTATGCTGAAATGGAAATCCCCGACGCAACGCAAGATGAAGTGGTAAAATAAGGTGGATCACATGAACATCAAAGAAAGCGTCTTTCGGGGTGAGAACTCAACTCCGCTACTTCTCAGCCAAAAAATGCTGAATGACGAAGGGGAATTTGAGGGCTATGCCGCAACCTACGGCAATGTTGATAAGGGCGGCGACATTATTGTTGCAGGCGCATTTGACGAAAGTCTGAGAGCGCGGCCCGCCAAGAAAATCAAAATGCTTGTCCACCACGACACAACAAAAATTGTCGGCACTTGGGACAGCGCAGAAAGTGACGCGACGGGCCTTTATGTCAAAGGCAAGCTGATTTTAAAGACGCAACTCGGACGTGAAACCCACGAACTATTGCTGGCTGGCGCTCTGGACGCCATGTCTATCGGCTACGTTACCAAGGAAGAAAACACAGATCGAATGACCGGAATCCGCGAATTGAACAAAGTGTCATTGCAGGAAATTTCCATTGTTCCGTTCCCAATGAACGATCAAGCGATGGTCATGGGCGTCAAGTCGTTCAGTGAACTAGTCACAGAGATTCAAAGTTTATCCGATGCTGAAAAACTTCTGCGTGAGGCAGAGGGCGGTTTTAGCCGGAAAGAGGCCGTGGACTTCGTGTCCAAGGTCAAAAGGATTGCACAGCGCGAGGCTGCGGACAATCAGGGCGTCACTGACGCTCTTACTAAGTTGACGCAATTACTGCGCGGCTAATTCCAACCTCGTTCTAAAGGAAAACAAAATGGAAGTTAACGAAACAAAAGATGCCATTAAGACTGTGATGTCGGCATTCGAAGAATTCAAGTCGGTCAATGACGCGCGCTTGGTTCAAATCGAAGCCAAAGGCAGCGCCGACCCGCTTATCGAAGAAAAGCTGAGCAGGATTAACGCAACCCTTGATCTTCACGAAGCCGCCAATCAAAAGCTGACTTCGCTTGAAGCCACCAAGACCGCTCTGGCGGACCTTGAAAAGAAATACGACGCGCTTGAACTTTCAGTAAAGCGGTCTGTCGGCAATGCTGCGCCGGAAAGCAAAGAAGGCCGCGTAAGTGATTGGGGCCATGCCGTTGTTAACGCGCACCTGATGGGTATTCCGAATCTTTCGGAAGTCGAGCGCAAAACTCTGGAAGACATCAGGGCCGAATACAAGTCCCTGTCGGTTTCGACAGATACCGCTGGTGGTTATCTTGCTCCGATTGAATTGGTTCGGGAAATCATCAAGGGCGAAACCGAAATGTCGCCTGTTCGCTCACTGGCCCGTGTTCGCCAGACTGCTGCCAAGGCAATCCAAATTCCAAAGCGTACCGGCCAGTTTGCCGCCGCTTGGGTCGCGGAACAAGGCACCAAAGCTGAAACCACCGGCCTTACATACGGCATGTGGGAAATCCCAACCCATGAATTCTATGCGTTGATAGACATCAGCAACCAAATGCTGGAAGATTCTGGGTTCAACATGGAAGCTGAAATCACCGAAGAATCGGTCGAACAGTTTGCGGTTGCAGAAGGGACTGCCTTTGTTACTGGTGACGGTATCGGCAAGCCGCAAGGCTTTATGTCTACCGCTGCCGGTGTGGCGACAACCAACTCAGGCGCGGCGACAACTGTTACCGCAGACGGCCTTCTTACCCTCAAACATGCGATCAAAACGAGCTATACGCGCAATGCGAATTTCGTAATGAACCGCACGACGCTCGGATCGGTACGGAAGCTGAAAGACAGCAACAATCAGTATTTGTGGATTACCGGTATTGCCGCAGGCAAGCCAAATACCATTGATGGCGATCCATATCAGGAGTTGACGGACATGCCGTCTGAGGGCGCGGGCTTGAAGCCAGTGGCTTACGGCGACTTCCGGCGCGCCTATACATGGGTAGATCGCATCCAGATGGAAATGCTACGCGACCCCTACACCCAAGCTACTAGCGGCAATGTTCGCTTTATCATGCGAAAGCGTGTTGGCGGTCAGGTGACACTGGCGGAAGCCATCCGCACATTGACTTGCTCGGCATAAGTCTAACGGGCCGCGCTGAAATGGCGCGGCTCTAAACTCACCTTTCTTTTTGGAGAACTACAATGAAAGACCTTCACAACAACATCAGCATCATTCGGGCGATATGCCCCATTGCGGTCGGTACGACCGGCACAGGCAAAACGTCCTCAGTCATTGATCTTAGCGGGTTTGAAGCCGCTGAAATCGAATTTTCATATGGGGCCATCACGGCAACCAACGCAGTTTTTACGGCTTTGGTCACTGAATGCACGACATCAAACGGCACGTTCACTTCGGTTGCTGACGCTGACTTTATCAGCACCGAGCTGTTGGTTGGAGTCGCTGCGGCAGTTCGGGTTGACAACTCGACTGAGAACATCACCAAGCGGCTTGGCTATATCGGATCAAAGCAATTCCTGAAAGCCAAGGTGTCCTCTACAGTCACCGCTGGCACTCCGATTGGCGTAAATGTCATTCGCAGCCATGCCCGTGATATGCCTGTAACCTGATAGTTCAGGCTCTCCCTGCTGAACTGTTGGACTTGGCGCGGTATCTGAAAAGGTCCGCGCCATTTTAATTCGAAATAAACGATTGGAATTGTCGGCCCTTTGAATTAGGCTGATTGTACTAATCCAACCCTCATAGTCAAAGGCCCGATCCCAATGACCGCCAAAGAACAAATTCAAGCCGCACTTGCCGATGAACTACTCCGTAACGGTGAACGCCAAGTTTCTCCTACATTGGACGGAATACGGCGCGACCACGTTGCCCGCTACGAGTTCGCCAACAAGGTTATGGCCGGCGACGCCCTAGCGCCTCAGAGCGTTCTTGACCTTGCGTGTGGCGTTGGCTATGGCGCGTATATGATGGCTAAATCCGGCTACAAGGTTTTTGCGCTGGATCGAAGTGTTGAAGCAATTGCATATGCCCGCAGGCACTATACCTGTGATGAAATGTTCCAGAACCCGCTTTTCAAAGTTGTTGAGGCTACGTCAGACTGGTCAGCGAATTTCGCCAAAGACCAGTTCGGTTGCATCACTTGCTTTGAAACCCTTGAGCACATCAAAGAGCCTGCTGTATTGCTGCGCCAAATGTCTCGTGTGTCTAAGACACTTATTGCGTCAGTTCCGAATGAAAAAGTGTTTCCGCATAAAGAAAAAATTCTTTTTCATTATCGCCACTACACCAAGGCACAGTTTAAAATACTTCTCAACGAAAGCGGCTGGGATGTAACACATTGGGCAGGGCAGGAAGGCCCACACTCCGAAGCTGTTTATGGCCGCGCTGCGGCAAACTTGGGTCGCACAATGATTGCAGTCTGTGTTAGAAAAGAACATACGCACTCGCATTACAAAGCATCATTAAAGGCGGCAAAACCAAGTCCGGTCAAGGCCCTCACAAAGCCAGCACCGGATCAGGTTGCAGCGCCAAAGCGTGTCACGATTTTAGGCTTAGGGCCATCGCTTGAACGGTATGTCGATTACGTCAAACGTCTCGGTGGCCGCAAAGCATTTACTGATGAGGTATGGGCAATCAACGCGCTAGGCGACGTAATTCAATGCGACCGTGTATTTCAGATGGATGATGTGAGGGTGCAGGAAGCCCGCGCAAGGCTTGTGCCGAAATCAAATATATCAACGATGCTTGACTGGATGAAGACCCACAAGGGGCCGATTTATACCAGCCAGCTTGTCGAGGGCTATTCGGGATTAGTTGAATTTCCGCTTGAGGACGTAATAAACAGCACTGGTCAGGGGTATTTCAACAGCACTGCTGCCTATGCAGTCGCTTATGCAGTTCATATCGGAGTTGAGGAAATCAATCTATTCGGTTGTGATTTCAGCTACCCAAATGCGTATCATGCTGAAAAAGGCCGCGCCTGTGTTGAGTTCTGGTTGGGGATGGCATCAGCTAGGGGCATTCGCATCGGGGTGCCGGACAACACTTCATTACTTGACACAATCGAAGGCCATGATGCACACTTCTATGGATATGACGCCGTAAAGGTGGTACTGGACATTCAACCCGGCCACACGAAAGTGACTTTCGAACCAAAAGAACTCCCGACAGCAGAACAAGTGGAAGCCCGATACAACCACAGCAAACATCCAAATCCGCACATGAGCGGAGAAACCCAAGGATAAGGCAATGGTTAATACGGTCATCTATAAACGCCAAGGCGGCAACGTCAAGACCAGAACCTTTGAGGTCGTGATCGGCTAAACTGTGACTAAAGCCAAGAGGAAACGTCATGCTGAAATGTCATGCACTAAAAATGTTCTTATATTCTGCGGACGGAACAACCGCCATCCTTGTTCAGGTAGGTGACGAACCTTCCATCCCGAATCATCTAGTCGCTGGGCTTGTCGCTGAGGGCTATATTGTTGGGGCCGGTCATGAATCCCCAAGCAAGCCAGTCTTTGAAAACAAGATAATGAACCCGCTTGAAAACAAGGATGTTGAGGTTTTTCTTGACGATGACGAGCCAGAAGAAGAACGTGCGCCTGTGAAAAAACGCAGAAAAGGCATAAATAAATGACAACCATCCAGCAAAATCTGAGAATTAGGCAGGGCGAGACTTGGTCGCACGTTGATACCTATCTAGATTCGGCTGGTTCAGCGGTTGATTTGTCGGGATATACAGCGCGAATGTCAGTGAAGCGAACATATAACGGCAGCGCCATTGCTTACTTATCCACAGGGTCAGACGCGAACGGCGGCACGATTGCTTTGGGCGGCGCGGCGGGGACGATCACAAAGAGCATGACAGCGGCACAGACTGACGCGCTTTTGACAACGGGTGATCTGGCCGACCTTATGACTGGGAAAACATACAAGTCGCCTGAGTTTCTGATCTATGATTTGGAAATTGTATCCGGCGCGGGTTCTGTTACTCGCGTTCGTGAAGGCAAGGTCGAAATACACAGGAGCGCAACATCATGAGCCTTACCGTTGAGACTGGTGCAGGAATTGTTGGCGCTGAAAGCTATGCGACGGAGGCTGCGGCTGACGCGTATTGGAACAACCGCACCCACACTGCGTTTTATACCGCTTGGACCGCAGCAACCACTGCTTTCAAGGAAGGCGCATTGCGCGAGGCCTCTGCTTATCTTGACGGCCAGTACGGCAAATCATATCGGGGCGACCGCGCAGGCTACGTTCAGGGGCTTCTGTGGCCGCGCACGGACGCTCTTGACTCGTCTGGGTATGCGCTTCCCAACTTGCCACCGCAGATCGTTACAGCATCAATTGAGCTTGCAGGCAGAGCCGTTTCGGCGCGACTTTTTGCAGATGCCGCAAGGGGCGGGTCTATCAAGCGCACACAAGCCGGACCTGTTTCAGTCGAATACATGGATGGAGCAACTGCCGGTACGACTTATGGCGTTATTGAGGGGCTGCTTGCCGACCTTTTGGATGGCTCACAGGGCGGCGGTGCCACTTGGTACTGGACCTGAAAAATGGCCACAAAACTCGACAAAGACATTCGTGCTGTAATTGAGGAAATGGAGCCTAAAATCGGGCGGGCATTTCTCGAATCCATCAACGACATTCGCTCGGAATTTCGCTTGGCCACAATCACTAAAGCATTGCGTGAGGGGCGAATTGAGGACGCGATTGCCGCACTCCACTTGACAGGTGACTTCTATGCGCCTCTAAGGGCCGCTATAGTGGCATCCTTTATTCTTGGCGGGGTTCGCTTTGCATCGGGCCTGCCGCGTCTCCGACGCCCTTCCAGCGGTGGCAGAACGGCAATCAGGTTCAATGCAGAGGCGGCGACAGCCCGCGACTTCATTGTCCGGCAGGTAAATGCTGTGATTGAGGTCATTGCGCGCGAGCAGAGATTTATTGTTTCTGATGTGATTAACGCTGGCCTAAATGCAGGAAAAACACACCAAGCAATTGCGTTAGACCTTGCGGGGCGAATCAATCCGCTGACTGGCAAGCGCATTGGCGGCGTTCTGGGGCTTAACAGGCCGCAGGTTTCCACACTCGATTCCGTAAAGCGGGCGCTTGCGAGCAATGACAAGACTGCGTTGCGGGCCTATCTGACGCACAAGGCTAGGGATGCGCGAATGGACGGACGTGTCAGGGAAGTAATCAAAACGGGAAAAGCGATGAGCGCCAAGGACGCGGCGAAAATCGCAGACAGATACGCGCAAAGGCAACTGATGGTGCGAGCAAAAACTGTGGCGCAGCATGAGGCGTTCAAGTCTGCGAATGCTGGCGTGATCGAATCCATGAAGCAGGTCGTGGACACTGGCCTTATTCGTGAGGAGCAAATCATTCGCAAGTGGAATTCACGCGGCGATGATCGGGTTAGGCACACTCATTCGATAATGGACGGCCAGACGGTTTCGGGAATCAACACGCCTTTTGTATCGCCAAGCGGCGCAAGGATGCTATACCCACACGACACAAGCCTTGGCGCGGGGCCGGATGAAGTTGTGAACTGTCGCTGTCGAGTAGATGCTCGACTTGATGTCAGGACGGTTCCGTCAAGCGGCGGATGGACAATAACACCAAGAGAAAGGGTGTTCGCATGACCACAGTAGCCACAATTTCGGCTGCGGCATTTAACGGCGCCGCTGCGGCGATTTCTGGCGTTGTATTTACAGCAACGGCATCAAAATTGACACGGGGCGTCGGGGTTTTTGACTTCGGTGCCATAACCGCGACAGCAACGGATTTTGATGACATGGGGTTGATTTCTGATGCCGTAACCGAATCATTAGATTACGGAACTATAACCTCGGCCATCAGCGGTTATAATACGGAGACAGGCTCGTGGGATACTGTGGAAACGGTGTTTACAGGCGGTCGGGCTATGATTGGCACACGGGCGGCTATCGCTTCGGCATTCCCAGCATATGTAACAGGACCAGATGACACGCTGATTTACCTTGAAGGATTTACAAGCGTTCCTGACGTTGGCTGGACTGTCACGGTTGACAGCATTGCGCGCACCATCAAGGCCGTTGGCGATATTGCTGGCGCTGGAACCTTTTTCGAGGTGGTGGCGGCATGAATAAACCTAATTCATTTCTGATCCAAGCCAACAGGGAGCTTGAATCGCTCACCAAGAAAGAACTCTTGGCCGAAAAGCACGAGATTGCCGTAATGGGTCTGACCGGAATCACAGGGAAGATGCCCGTCGATACGGGGCTGGCGAAAAGCAACACCATCGTTTCTGTCGGTTCGCCCGACACGTCGTGGGTCGAAAGCTATGATAAGGTTGGGAACACTACAATATCAACGGGGTTGGCGGTCATCGCCGCAGATCAAGACCCCTATTCGATCATGTTTGTTCAAAATAACGTTCCATATATCGAAGCCCTTGAGGGCGGTTGGTCAAAAAAGGCGCCGCTTGGCATGCTGGGTCTGACCGTGGCTGAAATTGACGCGAGGCTCAAATGAGTTATGACGCAGAACGCTCAGAACTTGAGGCAGTGATTGAAGCATCCGGCCCTGTCGGCGTCCCTGTCGGCTATGATGGCCAGAGGTTTGATGCGGTCGCTCCGTCAATTGAAATGACGATTCTAAGCGGCAATGCGTTCCAAGCCTCGTATGGCGCGCCGGGTTCAAACTTGGTTCGATATGTAGGAATTGTAGTCTTTAAAATCCGCACAGCAGGGGGCGCTGGCTCCATAACAGCGCGGGGCTATGCAGAGACCATCAAAACAGCGTATATAAATAACACGCTGGCAACAGTTAAATGTGGAATACCTTACCTTCAGAATACGCTTCAGGAAGCGCCTTTTTATTCACTGAATGTAATTGTTCCATTCACAAGAGACGCATTTGAAGCGTAAACCGAAGGAGAGAATGAATGACTATTGCAGAAGCCGACGGTATGCGCCTCGCATACATCGCTGAGGTCACAGAAGGCGTCACGCCAGCAACCCCCGCATTTCAGATATTGCGGTATACTGGTGAAAGCATTGTGGCGACCAAAAACACTGTGATTTCAGCCGAAGTCACACCAAGCAAAAACCTCACAGACGTGATCCATGCTGGCGACAGCATATCCGGCGGCTTTGAGGGCGAACTGTCCTATGGCACCTACGACGCATTGCTTGAGGGTCTGTTTCGTTCTGCGTGGTCAACGAATGTTCTCATCAACGGCATCACTCGCAAATCGTTCACGTTTGAAAAGACTGCTGAACAAGGCGCGACCGATAGTTTCATGCGGTATCGTGGTTGTTTCATCAACAGCATGTCACTGGACATTTCAGACCGAAGCGCAATCAAAGCTGGGTTCGAAATTATGGGCATGGGCGTTGATGATGGCGCGGCTGCAATCATCACGGGGGCCACATACGTTGCGGCCAATACGAATGAAATCATGCCAAGCGGCACATACGTCGGCACGATTGCGGTCGGTGGCATTGCTGCGCTTCCAGCCATTCGCGGCGTTAGCCTGAATATCGCGTCAAACAACCGCGAGCAAACTCAGGTCGGATCGAATGACT